CTTAAGCCTAGGCCATATAATGTATTACATTTCTTTAAACAATTGCAAAATACTTCACTTGACATGTGATGACATTCATCATATATACTTAATCCAAAACTGTCAAATAATGTGTCATTATAAGTCTTCATACTAACACTTTGTATCATAGCTAGCACAATGTCTTTATTTTCAATGTCAATGTTTTGACCTTGAATAGAACCAATGCGCGCATTTGGTAAATATTGTTGTATTCGTTCTATCCATTGATTTTTTAGGAATGTTTTATGAACAAAAATAATGGTCTTTTTCTTTAACACTTCAATTATTTTAAGTCCTAAAACCGTCTTTCCTGCTCCAGTCCATAACTCTATTAGTGCCGATCCATTACCTTTATTTTTGTCATCACTAATTCCAAAGTCAATCGCTTTCAAATATTCATTTAGCACATTTGTTTGATAATCTCTCAATAGTCCTTCAAATTTTACATTTATATTTTCTCCATAAGGAATTTTAAGCATTTTAGGGTGTCCAAACATAGCTATTCCCCAATAACGAGGCACGTAAATCTTTTTTTCCGACTCTTGATAAATGGGAAATGATTTTGCTTCAATATAAGAATTTTGTAATGTTGGTTTTACCGTTAACTCCTTTTTTATAAATTCTATTATTTTAGGAGTTAAACATGATTTATATATACTATATCCTTTAGCACCTAAATAACTCTGCATATTGTTTTTTTTTATATTTTCTATAACTTGACTTAAATCATTATAATTTTCGCGATTTTTAGGGCTAATCTTTTTAATTAGCATATTATTTTATAGTAATCTTGTTATTATTAATTAGTTATTAATAATTTGTTGTTAATATTTTAAGTATTTTTAATAAATATTATAAACAATTTTTTATAATATTTATAATTTGTTGTTAATATTTTAAGTATTTTTAATAATATTTATAATATTTTTTTATAATATTTATAATTTGTTGTTATTATTTTAAGTATTTTTAATAATATTTATAATATTTTTTTATAATATTTTATTATAATATTTTATTATACTATAATGGATTTTATTAATAAGAGCACAAACACTTTAAGGACAAGTACTATGAAATTATCCAATATTAAACCATACGAAATTATTATTGTAATATTGTTATTGTTATATTTAATAAGCAACGTTTCAACGCCTTATAATTATGCTCCGCATATAAACAATATTTATATGTATCTTTCTCTTGCTATTATTTTCATAATACTATTACTTAATAGCAACCCTCTTATTGCATTATTATTTGGCGGAGTAGCTTTAGTATTCTTAAGTCGCTCCCAAAAAGTTGATCATGGAGTTATGGCTCAATCTGAAACAACTAGAGCTTCAAAAATGGAAAATTTGAATAGTCATTTAAATACTAAAACTTTAGAAGAAGAAATGGTTACTTTAATAGATCAACGCCCTGAAAATATTACAAGTATTGACAATTATAATCCGGTTGAATGCGATACACATAGCGCTTCTAATATTTAATCTTAGTTACTTTAATTATATACTTTATATTCGTCTTGAAATAACGTTTTTCGGATAATCTATGAAAATATATTTACCAATATAATAAATTACTAAAAATATTATTAGACTTATGAATGTTTGCATTCCTATACTGCTATATAAAAACATAGGACTAAATCCTGATCCTAGTTCGCCAAACATAGCATTTAAACTGCTTATATTAGTTCCTATTGAATTATTTGTTTCGTCTATTACATTTCCATTGTCGTCTACAGGATTGCATTTAATATATATATTGTCTTCTGTGCTATTTAATTGTTTCATTAAAGTATTTGTTTCATTATATATATCTGTAAATTCTGCTATTTCACTGTCATTGGAACCTAGAACACTTGTTAAAAAAACAGGATTTTTCAATAATTCAGATAGTGGCAAATCTTGATTGCCTATAGATGGTATTTTACTTCTATAATATTGAGAAATGCTTTGACTTGGATTTTCTCTCTTTAAATAGTCATTTGTTCTAATAAAATCTGCATTATCTTCACCATATTTACGCTTTACAAACTCTAAAAATCGCAACCACTCTTTATTATTTACTTGTTCAACACTGGTTGGATTGGGTGACATATTATTATATTATTATATTATTATTTTATTTTTATTAGTTTTATTAGTTTTATTAGTTTTATTATTTTTATTATTTTTATTAGTTTTATTAGTTTTATTATTTAGTTTTATTAGTTTTATTATTTTATTATTTTTTAGTTTTATTAGTTTTATTAGTTTTATTAGTTTTATTAGTTTTATTAGTTTTATTATTATTTTTTATTTTTAAAATAATAATATATTATATAGTAAATACACATATAATAATATAACATGAATAAAGATGATTTATTACTTTTGAAATCTACTTTAAAAATATATATTAGATTTGTGTTATATATACATAAAAAATTATTAGAAAAAAACAGAGATTTATCAAACTCTGATGATGATAATAGAAAAGAAGCTTTAATACAACATACCAAACATGTGTTATCCGATAATGAACGTAATTCGGTTTCATTTGCACAATTTATGTTAAAAAATGTATTTGCTCGAATTTGTTCTGGGTCTAGATTGGCTAATTGCGATGAATATGACAATCTTACAGACCTATATAAAAATATTAAACCATGGGACGTCGATAATTTTAAAATAAAATTATTCAAAGTTCTTGACGATCTAACTTCTAATGTTAGGCTAAGCACACATGAAAAAAATTTAAAAAGACAAATTTATAAACTTATAAACGAATTAAATAATGTTAATAGTGAAGCTAAAATAGAAGCAATTACTAAAAAAATAATGGAATTAATAAAACAAATGCGGCCAAATGGCAAAAAACTTAGTGACGAAGATGTTAAAAAATTACTTAATATCTATCTTGGACAAGTTGAAGATGAAGAAGATGAAACTGGATTAAATGTTGGGTCTGGAAAAAGACCACTTGTTAAAGATGGGCCAGAATTAGATGATAAGCGAGATTTAAAAGTGGTTATAGAAGAGGTTATAGAAGAGGATAAAGAGGCAAAAGAGCCAAAAGTGGATATAGATGATAATGTTAAGCCATTTGTTAGTGATGCTAATACAGAAAATGGAAAAGAAGATGAAGAATATAATAATGTTGCGGCTGCAACAGTTGCGCTATTGGCTGCATCATTAAATAATGACTTATCTATAAATGATAATAATAATGATGATCCAGGCGATGACGATGTTGCATCTGCAACTGTTGCAGTATTGGCTGCTGCAATATCTAACAATGATGGTGCCGGGGGTCCTGGTGGTGGTGGTGATAATGATGATGATGATGATGATGGTGGTGGTGGTGGTAAAAAATTTGCTCCTGCATTAGTTGCCTTATTAGCTGCTGTAACAAATAGTGAAGCTCTTGAAAAAGCTGAAGAGGCTGTTGAAGAAGCTAAAGAGGCGGCTAAAGTAGCTGAAGAGGCGGCTAGAGTAGCTGAACGGAAATTAAAGGGTGCTGAAACTAATGGTAATGATAAAAAAGAAATTGAAGAACTAAAACGCCAACTTAAGGAGGCTAATGAAGCTAGAAAAAAAGCTGATCTTGATCGACAGGCAGCTGCTGATGCTCTACTTGCCCAACAAGAAGCTGCTGCTGATCTAGCCGCTCAACATGCTGCTACTCAAGCTGCTGCTCTAGCTGCCCAACAAGAAGCTGCTGAGCAAGCACAAGCAGAGGCAGTAGCAGCAGCAAGAAGAGAAGCAACAGCACAAGCACAAGTAGATGCAGACGCACAAGCAGCAGCAGCAGCACAAGCAGCAGCAGCAGCACAAGCAGCAGCAGTAGCAGCAGCACAAGCAGCAGCAGAAGCAGCAGCAGAAGCAGAACGCGCAGTAGGTGAACAAGCAATAGCAGCAGCACAAACAGCAGCACAAACAGCAGCACAAGCAGCAGCACGAGCAGCAGAGGAAGCACGACTAGCAGAAGCAACACGAAGACAAGCAGAACTAGATGCAGAAGAAGCACGAGCAGAAGCAACAGCAGCAGAAGCAGCACGAGCAGAAGCAGAACAAGCAGCAGAAGCAGCACGAGCACAAGCAGCAGAAGCACGAACACAAGCAGCAGCAGCAGCAGAAGCACAAGCACAAGCAGCAGCAGCAGAAGCAGCACGACTAGCAGAAGCAGAAGCAGAAGCAGCACGAGTAGCAGCAGCAGCCCAAGCTGCTATTGCAGCGGCTCAAGCTCAGGTTGAACAAGCTATAAATGATCTTGCTAATGCTAACAGGAGGTTAGATGAAAGTGAGACAAATAGAAATAGATCACGAGAAGAGATTGATAGATTACGAGCAGAAATGGATCAAGCTCGACAAGCTCTTGGTGCTGCTAATGATGCAAGAGATGAAGCTAGAGCTCGTGTTACTCAAGCAGATGCAGAAATAGCACGACTAGCAGCACAAGCAGAACGAGCTGCAGCAGATGCAACACGAATGGCAGAACAAGCAGAAGCCGCATATGCTGAAGAAATAGCAGCTCTTACAAATTCATTACGTAATGCTCGACAGAAGCTAGAACGTATTACAGCAGATATTACAGCTTTGAAAATTGAACTGATGAATGCTGAAGCTGGACATCAACAAACAGAAGCAACAACTCAACAAGAAATAACTCGTCTTACAGAACTAATTACTAAAGCTCAAGTAATGCTTAAAGAAGCTCGACAAGATTATGAAAAGAATATTGCAGAATTAAAAAGTAAACTTACCGATTTAGAGAATGATACACGAGAAAAGCTAGGAAAAAATGATCAAATAATTCAAGATTTGGCTAATCAATTGAAAATAAACAGAGATCTAGCTAATAATATAAATAGCAATTTAATAATTAATATCGCACAAGCTTATTATAGTCGTGCTAATGATGCAGCAAAAAACGCTAAAGCTGCATTTAATATTGTTAAAATTTTAAAAGAAGCAGTACCCGGTGATGATAGGATGACAGGCTTTTTTAATAATGCTGAACGGGCTGCTAATGAAGCTGAAACGGCAGCGATAGGTGCCGGCGAAAATATAAATGATCCAACAATTAAAACTATAAATAGAGAGAACCATTCTAATGATGCTGTAAAAGCATGTGAACGGGCCCTAGAAGCTGCTAAAAGTGCAGCAAGGCGTATTGATGAGATCCTAAGCGATCAACGTGAAGAGATACTAAGACTTCAACATGAAGAAGCTGATCGTGCTCGAGCTGCTCAAGCTGCTGCTCAAGCTGCTGCTCAAGCTGCTGCTCAAGAAAGAACTGCTGCCGCCACGAAATTACAGGCAGCACGCCGCCGCCGGGCTGCGAGGAAGGAAAGGCAGAAATTGGCAATTGATAATCATGTTGAACGACAACAAAATGCAGCAGCCACTAAGATACAGGCAATCACGCGAGGCAAAGACGCGAGAGACCTGGTTAAAAAAAAACGCGCAGCAGACGATTACAATGATGATGATTTCGAAGATGATGATGATGATGATCCTTCCGCTGCTCGTGCTGCTGTTCCGGGTGCCTCTTCTGGACTTGGACTCCGGGGTATTCCGAAACGTCAAAATAGAGGTAATAATAGCGCGCCGCAAGATCAACCAGGTACATCACTCGATAAGAAGGCGGCTAAGGCAAACACAGAAGAAATTGCTAAATTAAGAGAAGATATAGCTAAAAATAAGATAAACGAAAAACAAAAACTTAAAGAACTAAGGGATTTTTTTACAAAGATTAATTCACCTTTAAATGATAAGGCAGAAGAGGCACCTATGTTGTATAAATTAAATCATGTGACTAATACACAACGTATTAATATACAAATGTATAGAAGAGAAATACAAAAATTACGAGAAGATACAGATGCCATGAATGAAAGGCTAATAGAAATTGGTGGAAAAGCTAGACCACCTCCTACACATGCCTCTAGAGGCAGTGTAGTTGGTTTTAAGACGCCTTCTCTTAAAGATAGTTTCACAGTACGAAGTGGTGGATCCAATCTAAAAAGAACACGAAAAAAGAAAAAAAGAAATTAATAAAAAAGAAATTAAGAAATTAATAAAAAAGAACTAAAGAAATTAAGAACTTAAGAACATTAAAATTGATTTGCAAAAATATTATAAGTTTTAATTATAATTGCCAAATAATGCCACCACTTATTGTATCGATTGATGGTAATATTGGATCCGGAAAATCGAGCATTATGCGTTATTTAGAAAAAAACTTTGCTAATTTTTGCGCTTCAAAAGGCAATAATTGCAAAATCTGTTTTCTAAAAGAGCCGGTTTCAAGCTGGGAAGCAATTGGAGATGCAAATGGAAAAAGTATTATTACTCATTTTTATGAAAATAATGAGCGTTATAGTTTTGCGTTTCAAGTAATGGCGTACACTAGTCGACTATCTTTATTGAAGGAAGCGCTAAAAGAAAATTACGATGTTATTATTAGTGAGCGCTCCATTTATACAGACAAATTTGTATTTGCAAAAAGTCTATATGAGGCTAACAAAATGAGCCTTATTGAATATTTAATTTATTTGAACATGTTTAAAGAGTTTCAAACTATTTTTCAAGATTTAAAAATAGTTTATATTAGAACATGTCCAGAGATTTGTGATTTGCGTGTGCAACAGCGGGGTCGTCTGGGAGAAACTATACCTATTGAATATTTAAAAGATTGTCATCATTATCATGATGTATGGTTAAACAATCCTACAGCTATTGAAGAAGGGTTAGTATTGGTCATTAATGGAAATGAAGAAACAAATACAAGTCAATTTATTGACAATAGCTATTATGATGAACTAACAAGAAAAATGTATGATTTTATATTTACATTATAGATGAAGTAAATATGAAGTAAATATAAAAACGAAGTAAATATAAAGTGTTTTGTTTAATTATTTTTTTTATACTTATTCTTATATAAGAATATAAGAATAAGAATGACAAGACAAGGACCATCTGAAAGCGCGACTACATTTCCTGTTGGAACGATAAAGCGTGGTAATGATGGTAATAATTGGATAATAATACAAACAAAAAATAGTAAGCGGTGGTCTAAACTTAATAATAATACATTACAGAAAACAAAGAAAACAAGCAAAACAAGCAATAAAACAAAAAAACATATTATTCATAAAAGCAAAAAAAATGACATTTCAGTAGATAAATTAAGACAACTACTTAAAAAATATAACGCATCATTTAATGGTTCAAAAGAAGCGATGGCTCAAAAGTTATTTAGATTGCGCCACTCAACAATTGAAAGTGCTGATTTAGAATTAATTTATAATTTATTAGATAAAGGTCAACAAAAAAAAGCAACGCAACTCATACAAGATAGAATTAATAAACCAATTACTAATTATAAGGGAATGTATGAACCACTAACCAAACCAATAAGTTCTATGACACGGGAAGAGTTAATAAAGAATTTACAGAAGTTTAGAGACAGTTGGGAAAAAATTACTACACGAGATCAAGATTTATCAGATGAACGTTTAAATAGCGAACCAACTGACCAATTACGTAATCAAATTAAATTTTATTATAGTGATGATGCCAAATTCTTAGCGGAAGATTGGTTGCGCAATTATGTATAATAATTAGCAAAATTAGTAAAATTATCATTAATGCATAAAAATAATATATTTTTATAGTATGTATGATAATTGTAAAATAATTAGTCATAAAGGACCACATAAATATAGTGTGTTAATGTTGCATCCCATGTATTCAGATGCGTCATATTTTAATGACTATATAGACTATTGCAGTGCTAATTTTAATAATATAATTAAGCATTGCAAATTTATAATACCACAATCGCCATTAATGACTATTGATTATCCACATAATAAGCAATATAACATTGCATCATGGTATAATTATTATAGTTGTTATAACAATTTAAATAAGGTCGACAAAATAAGTCTCAGCGACTTTAATGAGCAAACGCGTAGAATGGTTGCTATTATCAATAATGAGGCCACAATTTTAAAGACTTATAAAAGCATATTTATAATAGGCGTCTCTCAAGGTGGAACATTATTATTTAATATATTAAATAAATTACCTAGTCCACTAGGAGGACTATTTTGCATTAAATCGCTATATATGCATAAATATATAAGATTGAGAAAAAACAGGGCTACACCATTATTTTTTTATAGTGGATCAAAAGACGTAATCTATAATTTAGCATATCAAAAAAAGTGTGCGCAATTGTTAGAGAGAAAATATAAGCTAGTTTGGCGCATAATAGCTAATTTGGACCATTATACAAAGATTAAAGAAGAATATAAATTTGTGTTTGGTGCTATTGCTGAATTAATTTGACGTATATTAAAATTGTGTTTAAGTGTTTAAATCCTTTTTATAATATATATTATATGCAATAATATATATGGATTTTTATACGCGTCTTTTTTGGTTCTTTTTCTTTGCTTTTATAATATTGTCTGGTTATTTAGTTTGTTGCACTAAGAAAACAAATATATTTTATCTGCAAATAGGGTCTGGGTGTGGCATGTTTGTTACAAGCAAAATAGGGCGCACATTTTTGGGATTATAAATTATAAATTATAAATTATAATTTTATAATATAAAGCTTTTTTAGCAATCTTAAATCTTATTTTTATATTATTTTAAAATATTGTTATAATATAATAAAATAATAGTATGTCATGTGAAAAAATTATGTGTAAATATGGTTTAAATGACAAATCATTAGTAAGAGATTGGTTAAAGAAAAATCATCCTGATAAAGGAGGTGTTATAGATCGCGATGAATTTATTCAAATATTAGAGTGCTATAAAAATAATGCTACATGCACTACAAAAAAGGCCAATAAAGAAAAATCAGTAAAGAATGATAAAAAGAATGATAAAAAGAATGATAAAAAGAATGATAAAAAGAATGATAAAAAGAATGATAATAAACCAAAAAACACTAGAAAAAAGCGTTCCAAAATTTTTACTTGCATGCGTAAAACGGCCAACTTTAGTAAAATTATGAATTATCATAAGTTTGACAAAGCGGCTTATGATCCCAAGAAATTAAATGAGGAGTTAGTTGAAGCGTCTCCAAAAATGGTTCAATTATTAAATAATATTAGAGAGCTAGACAGTCAAGACGTAAAATATCATGGGCGTAAATTCAAGCATTTCATATTTTCCGACGTAAAAGAAGGAGGCTATGGGGCTAAAATAATCGCATCAGCTTTACAAGCAAACGGTTATAATAATATACTTAAATCAAAAAAGGTGTCTAATCAAATAAACGCAAAACTATATTTAGATGTCGAAAACTCGAATTATAAAAATTTCGCATTATTGAGCTCTAATAGTGTGTATGGCACTACTTTCAATGAAAAGATCAAGAAAGAAGTATTAAAATTGTTTAATGAGCGTCCTGCTAATATACACGGAAAAAACGTTCGCCTAATTATTTTAGATAGCGGATTTAAAGAAGGCATTGACCTTTTTGATGTAAAATATGTTCATATTTTTGAGCCATCTATAACAATAGCAGACCTTAAACAAACAATAGGGCGCGCAACACGGACATGCGGTCAAAAAGGATTAGAATTTCAAGAAAATATAGGCTGGCCTCTCTATGTTTATAATTATTATTTAACTATTCCCGAAATAACAAGTGAAACTATGTATGCTAATAGGTCATTAATGGAAAATAATTATGAAAGTTATGATAAAAACGAAGATATATTATTATTTAAAAATGTGGAAAAATATAACGACAGCACTATGAATTATAGCGAGTTTGATAGTGCTATGATACAATTATCTAAACAATTATATGAGTTAGCACCATTGTTGGCGGTTGATTATGACTTAACCAAGAATATACATAAAGTAAATGATTTAAATAGAGCATTTATGGAAAAAGATTTTTATTTGATGGGTGGTGCTAATGGTAATACTACTTATGCCACTACTAACTTTAAGCGTCAAAGTGATAATTCCAAGTTTTTCAAAATTGACAATATAAAATGTATGGGTAAATGCGGTAAGAAAAGCACAAATGACATTCCTGTAAGTATTGATTTTATGAAATATGTGTATAAAAAATACAATCACCCGGGGCAATTATTGGCAAATGCAAAAACAAATGTCCGCCAATTTTTGTGTAATTATATGAAAGATTTGGATAATAAATTTTGTAAGCATGTTAACTTGGAATGGTCAATGCGTTATATTAGAATACCGCATATTATAGAAAAACATAATAATTTAGACGAGATTAAAAAGGATTTGCTTGCTTTAGAATTGGTAATTAATAATGAAGATGATGCTGCGCCCGTCAAGTATCCGTTAATTTTATATAAAGGAAATAAATCAAGAACAAGATCTAAATCAAGATCAAAATCAAGATCAAACATGAAATCAAGAACTAGATCTAGATCACTAATAGTTTCTCCTACACTATCTAGAAATAAGAATTTTACAAAAATGAGTTTTATAAAAATGAGAGATTATATAAGATCAAATTATAATTCAAAAGAATTTTTATGGGATCCTATTGAAGTAGTAAATAAATGTGTTTCTAGCCCTAAAGATGACGCAAACAATGCACCTAACACAAATAAAGCAAATAGTATTACATTAAATCCTACTCAAACATTTATAGCAGATTATTTCACTCCATCATCACCATATAAAGGAATTCTCCTTTGGCATTCTGTTGGAACAGGTAAAACGTGCACAGGTGTTGCTACAGCCTCATCTAGCTTTGAAAAAGAAGGTTATTCTATATTATGGGTTACACGCACAACATTAAAAGGAGACGTATGGAAAAATATATTTGATCAAATATGTCATGTAATATTACTTGATGAAATAAATAAGGGGCTTGTACTTCCCGAAAACTTGCCCGAGCGAAAAAGACTTTTATCAAAGAGTTGGCTAGACCCTATGTCATATAAGCAATTTAGTAATTTATTAGCCGGAAAAAATGCGATTTATGATATATTATTGGAGAGAAATGGATCGCGCGACATATTACACAAAACACTTATTATTATTGATGAAGCTCATAAGTTGTATGGCGGCGATTTAAAGGCTAGCGAACGACCAAATATGGAAATTATGGAAAATTTAATAAGTAATAGTTATAAAGTTTCTGGGGCTAACTCATGTAAGCTAATGATTATGACAGCAACACCTTTTACAAATAGCCCGTTAGAATTGTTTGCTTTAACAAATCTATTTATGACGCATGATAGTGAAAAGATTACTACAAATAAGGAAGAATTTAAGAAGCAATATATGACGTCTCAAAACATATTAAGTGAAACCGGATTAAAAGTGTTGGCAAATAAACTATCTGGATATATTAGTTATTTAAATAGAGAGAAAGATCCTACGCAATTTGCACAACCAATAATGATAAATGTTCCAATATTGATGACGCACGTTGAAAACGAAGATTTGAGAGATGCTGTGTATTTAAATTCTAATTTAAGCGCTATTGAAAAGGACATAGAAGCGCTTATAGTCTCGTTAAGAGCAAAAATAAAGGAGGAAAAATCGGGTTATAAATCTAAAAAGACCCCATTTAAAAATAAGGAAATCCCTCAACACATAACTGAAGAATTGGATACTATTTTGAAAAATATTAAGTCCATGGAAGAGAAAATAAACAATTATAAACAAAACAAGGCTGACGCAAAAGATAAAATGAAAGCACTTAAAGAGAGGACAAAAGCAATAAAGAATTCATTATTGCAAGAATATATATTATATACTAAATGTATGCATATTAAATATAAAAATAATAGGACGCAGAAAATTTATAAGTTGCTTAAATGAGCATAATCTCTCTAAACCTATAATGAATTAGTTAAAATAATTAACAAAAATAATAATAATTGTTAATAATTATTATTATATTAATTGTAATAATATTTAATTTTTTCTATTTATAGGATTTCTATTTATGAGATTTATATGTGGCACGGCATCTTTTATCCTTTAAAGCTTGGAAATATTTCATTTTATTATCCTTGGCGAATTTTAATACATGAGTAATCCAAGCACTCACTTTGCCTCTTGTTTTTTTTCCACGACGACCCTTTCTTCTTCTTGCTCCGCCCGATGCATCATGATCATCTTCTTCTTCCTCTTTTTGCTGCTGTTCTTGTTCTTCTTGCTGTTCTTGCTGTTCTTGCTGTTCTTGCTGCTGCTGCTGCGAGTTACCACCATAAAGTCTCTGTTTTCTTGATCTTCTTCTTTTGGTTGATCCTTTTCTTGCTTTTCTCCCTTTTCTTCCCTTTCTTGTTGTTCTGCGACGTCTTCTTCCGCCTGCTAATGCACTTCCTGTTTCAGCTCCACCATATGGTTCCACTGTGTCTGAACCGCCTTGCATTGATCCTAATAATTTGTCTAGCATTTTATATATATATAAAATATATTATATTTTATAAATTTAATTAATTGCTAAAGTTATTAAATTATTAAAATTATTAAAATTATTAATTATTAAAGTTATTAAAGTTATTATATTACTAAATAACTTTGGCAACTTTTCCATATTTTAATATATCTAATATTTTAGAAGTGGTTGGAAACTCTTCATCTCCGTAAATATCTTGTAATAACAACCATTCAAAAATTCCTCCTAAATAAACGTATATGTTTACAAATCCCAATTTATATAGTTGGTTATATTTGTAAATTACTTTATTATCGCTACAATTCTCTCCATATATTACTATTTTTATAGATTTATTAGTTTTCAAATATTTATTTATTATATCTTCTTCATTGGACGCGACAATACTATTTTTAATTAAACATTCTTGCTTATCATAATTGAGTGTATTAATTAGTATTATTAATTCGCTACTACTATGAATACATTTTTGTACGTATGCATAATTTACTTTATTTATGCTGCTTATATTACCCATTATTAATATAATACACTGTAATTTAGTTATTATAACGTAATAAAATTTTATATTTTATATTTTATATTGTTATATTGTTATATTGTTATATTGTTATATTATTTAAACTCAACTGTTGTAACAATAAATTCTTTATTTATTGACCGCGATGCGTTAGACGATAATTCTTCGCGTTTTTTACGCGTTTTATTGTTAGTCGATGTGCTAGATGAATACGAACCGCTACTTTCATCTGACGATATAGACGTTGTTGAATTAATAGAACTATTCTTTACTTTAGAGCAACAATTTCTTAAGTTCATGTCATTTTCAATTATTTTATAATTTGTTTCAATATATTCTAATATTTGATTTTCTATAGTCCATTTAAAAAAATTAAGTTGCCCTAATGTTGTTTGAATGAATTTGTCATCTTTATACGGAACATTAATCCTGTCCCATCTACAAAATGGATCAAATTTCTTTTTGCTATATGCTTTTAGTTTAAGCTTATAATCATTATAAACATTTACTTTTTCCATTTTATTGTCCTTATTTATCATGTATACAACATAATTCTTTTTTGAGTAATTTGTAACAAACCAATCCACTATTCTTAAAGATATAGGTGATGATCCGTTTATAATATTAATCATTTTATCAAAATTTGTATTTTCACTATAAAATTGTAATAATTTATTTAATAATACGTCACTTTGTGTATCTATATACAATGACATGTTTTAATGTTAAGAATAGCTTAATATTTATATTAAAATTATTAATTTATATTTAATTTAAATATAGGGAAAATTTAACATTATTTAGCAAATTTTTAGGAATAACACATATTTAGCAAATTTTAATTTTAATTTAAATTTAAATTTTAATTTAAATTTTAATAATATATATAATATATAATTTATTTTTTATATTGTTATAATATATAACAATGTATACTAAATGCAAAACTACAAGACATCGTTGTTCATCAAATAAAAAGTGCTATAGAAAATCATCATGGGTAAGAAAAAACCCAATAAAAAGATGCAAAGTTGGTACAAGAAAATGCAGAGATAATAAATGCCATAAAAAAAAAGCTAGTTCAATTAAAAATAAATCACCAATTAAAGCCATAACAAATAATATGGTAAGCAAAATCGCGTCAAATTTAGCGCAGACTATTTTGTCAAAAAGAAGTAGCACAAGAAAACGCCCTCCATGGCGCTATTAAATGTTTGTAGTGCTTTATACTATTTATATAAAATCATATAAATAGTATTTAATAAACTATTATAGAAGATTTTGCTATAACATGTATTATGCTACCAGTCATAATACCGAATATTATGAAAAATATATTTGTGAATTATGCACAAAAGTAGTAAAACATAATGCGTCTAAACTAGTATATGATGTTAATAGAGAGAAATATGTTGTTTGCTTTAAATTTAATGAAAACTATTATGATTTAAGCGATGATGACAAATATTATGTAAAACGCTATTTAGAGAAAAATTATTTAGAAGATTGTATTAGAAAAACGCATTAATTTTATTATTTTTTATTTGCTTGGATCCTTGCTTTAGCTATCCATGCTTCAAGCTGTTTATTATTTAACTCATAAAAATTATTTTCAAGCATAATGTCAATACTTTCTTTATCAGTATTACGCGCCATTTGAATTAAATCTGCCTTTGCTTTGGCTTTCATTGCAGAACTTTTTTTATATAGTTCCAGCGCCAATTTTTCAAGTTTTGCGACATCAGCAGATGTCTCTGCTTTAGGTTTTGCTTTTTTTGTCTTTTTTAAAGCCTTAAGGCGGGCTTTTTCTTCCTTAATTCTAGCTTTTTCTTCTTTTTTAAATGCTCTTACATCTTTTAGAATTTGAGCTTCTGCCCTTTTTTGTGATCTTAGAGCTGCTTTTTCTGCTTTTAATGTTGCGTTTTTTACTCCGCCATGTCTTCTGTTATGTCTTGCTCTTCGTGTTTGCTTCATTTATATAATAATACATAATATTATATTGCTAAATATTATTTAAAAAACTATTTAAAAACATAATATTATGTTTTAATGATTGGACCAAATAAAAAAAATAAGTTGAAGCTTTAAGCAAATGATTTAATTAGCTGCTTTAGTTTTAGTTTTAGGTTTAGTTTCGGCTTTAGCTTTAGCTTTAGCTATCCATGCTTCAAGCTGTTTATCAGTTAACCCGTAAAAATTATTTTCAAGCATAATGTCAATTCT